AAAGTAAGAATAGGAGTTAATTGTCCCATATTAGTAGACAATTTAACATCATGTGTAAGGTCAAAGAAATTTTTTTTGGGTTTCTTTAACTGAATAGAATTAAAAATATTCTTAGCCATAATTATAAACGGATTCCACCGCGGGACATGTAATAAGTACGTGAAACTTTTCTCTTGCCGTAACCTTTACGGCCGTAGGACTTACGTCCTTTGTAACCTCTACGATTTCTCATTTTCGTTTTGTTTTAAGTGAAACATTGTTATTTGAAGTAATCCACAAATACTATCTAACCTGGAAGCAACCAGGGATTTTTGTTCATCCTTTAATTCCATATTCTCTATAGTTTTAATAGACTCTTGAATAAACTCAATAAATTTTTCCATAATTTTATTTTTTAAGTAAACCACCAATTCCAGGAACTAATCCTAATAATTTTTGAACCATATTAACAATCATAATAGATTGTTGATTATTAACTTCAAATTCTTTAAGTTTTTTTTCAAACTCTTGTAAATCACCAGTACGAACTAAATTTTGAACTTCTTGAGATACTTTAATTTTTTGTTCGTTAGTAAGATTTGTACTTGCTAAAGTCTGTTGAATATTAGCTTTAGCTTGTTTTAATTGTTCAGGAAACATCTGGCGATTTTGTTGATCCTGAGACTGATTTTTTAATAAAGTATTAGAAAGCTGAGCTTCTAAATTTTGAGTAACATAAGGTAATTCTTTTTGTAATTTTTCATTTGTAACAGCTTTAATTAAAGCTTCTTTCATTGTAGCATCAGCTTGGGCTTTAACTAAATCAATCTGAGCAGTTTTAAGCTGAGTATCATAATATTGGCCAATAGCCATACCAACGGGAGAGCCAAGATCAACTTGAGGAGCAGTCGGATTATACGACTGAGGACTAGAACTACGAACGACAGGACTATTAGACATCTGACCATATATAAGATTTGGATTAAGACCCGCTTCTTTAAAGCGTATCATTTGTTCTTTAGGACTATTGTATTGATTTTGCATATTCCAATCAGCAAGTGCATCAGCACGTTGCTTTTCATACATTTCTCTAGAATAAGATAATTGTGACTGATTAGTAGCAGATTGAGTACCTGCATTAATAGCACTGGAAGCCAGTGCAGCACCACCTGTAATAAGTGAAGGAGCTAAGAGAGCTAATGGTAAAGGCATAAGCTTTTTGTTTTTTGTTTTTTTGTTTTTTTTGACACTTTAAAAGTAGTGTTTTTATTTCGTTTATCACGCCACTACGTTCTGTTCTTGACTCAAATATAACACTTTTTTTTAAATTAGTGTCAATTAGCACTAATATATCAAGAACTATTAGTGCATATCGCCCCTCATCGAGGCTTTTGACGGACAGAATCCAGGGCAAAGCCCTTACGATTCCGTCCCGTCGGTTTTAATTTCTGTTGATTTATCAACAGAGTTATCCACATTCGTGGATTTTGTTTTTGGAGATTTAATTTCATTAATCTCTTGTTTGTATAATTCAGCCAGTTCCTGGCGTTCTGCTAAATCCAATGTTAATGGATTTGGAAGAGTATCCTCTTCGTCATAATATTCATCAAGGCGACCGCCCACAGGGAGCCCCCTTGCATATCTTTCTAATATAGTCTTAATAGACATAGACTGATCAGGTACAGTCTTAGAAGGTTGTGTAAAAACTTTATATCTTTTTTCAAAAGAATTTGCATTTAAAGAGTTTTTAACTTTCATAATTTTTCTAATTTATCTCTACCCATCTGGGTATTTTTATACATTTTATTAAATGAGTTAACATGTCGTTCGACAAGTATTTTTTCAGCCATATCACCAAATTGTTTAATCAATTCTAATTCAGCTTTTTCAGCTTCATCGGACATAACAATCTTTAAATGATTATTAATCAATAACTTTTGTGTCTCAGAGTAAATCTTATCTTTATAATATCGAGGCATGGCAATTTTTTTACCATCCTTAATAGGTACATACATTCGATTTAATAAATCGTTTTTATGCCATTTATTCATGGCATCAGTAATATAATTTTGACCAAGTCCTTTAGACATTAAACTAAATTCCTTTATCCTATCATCATTAGAATGTTTAGGAATTTTACCAGGCTTCTGCATATACTTTAAAGTATAACCTATAGAAGCCTCATTAACCTCGCCAACATATATAGAACCAAAAGGCACATACCCAAGACCAGCTTTATACTGTGACCAGGCTTGTTCGACTTTTTCCACATCAGCATTAAATATAATCATATGATAATGAGGGCGGTCTCGTTTGCTACCATACTCGCCACATACATAATACTTTAATTTTGTATCGGATAATTTCCGCAAACGTTTCATATAAGTTTGGATGTCCCTTTTATTTAGAGTCATATATCCATTCTTAGTTAGAGGTACGTAATTAGTATCATAAGTAAGAGTAACAAATAGAGCAGTTTCAGAGCGCTCGCCCTCTTTCATCAACCTAAAAGACCATCCCGATGTTCTCCGTTTCATACAATTAGGACATTTACCGCATGGAAGCGCCATCCATTGATTAGTAATTTTATCTCTAACTTGAAACGGAGTTATACATCGAGAAGACATTAAATAGTAGGTGTACCGTATTTAGGCATTGGGCGCACTGCCTTAATTTTATTTAGTACATGACAATATAACTTCTGAGCATCAGGATCCGTAACAGCGAATATACGTTCTGTATCCTCAGGAACACACTCAATAAATTCTTGAGATAATGTAGGCTCATTTTCAAAAATTCTTCCTAAATGCCAATAATCTAAAGATGTCCTAAAATCTCCAGCAACACGAGAAGACATATATTTGTATTCAGCATAACGAGGAACATATCCAAATGTTTCTTCTTTGTTTGCAGTATATGCGTATAATTCTTGAACTTTAACTTCTTGTTCACCAATGTTAGCAAAAGATGGCCAAAAATAATCTAATGGATCTAATTTTAAGAAAGTACGAGGAATACCTTGTTGATATGCTGTCTTAGGCATAACTGACATAATGCCAATAATATAACCATGTTCTTCAGCATAATAACGACCAGACTTTCCTGAAGAAACTGCAATACCATGACCAGCCATATTACCTTGAGGTAATTGACCATCAGTGCCAGAAGTATTTAATACTTCACTAATAACAACTGGAGTTTTAACACCTGTAATATATTCAGGACGTTGTAAACGTGAATCAGATGATTTTACTCCAAAGTGAGATAAAATACTTTCAATATAACGTGTACCACCTCGAGCATTTTTTTCCAACCATTCTTGTAAACGATAAGCACGACGTAAATCATTAATTGTTGTGGGTTCAACTTCTAAACCATCGGCCCGAGCCCATAATTGAGAATCAATATCAGGACGTTCGTCATTAGCAATAGTAACACCTGGCGAGGAAGTAAAAGATATAGATGCACCACCTGAACTAACATTACCAAATACAGGAGCATCTCCATTAACTGAACCTAACGGAATATCGACAGCGGCACCCTTTTGAGCAAAAGGTAAAGCAGCAGTAAAATAATCATGTTCCCAAGCACGATTACGTAAAGTCAATAAATGATCAAATTGAGTAAATGAACCCTGAGATCCGTCAACTAATTTATAAGGGATTGGTTCAATTAAATTTTGATCTCTATAATACTCATTATAAATACATTGATAAGCAGCAAATGGCAAAGCAGAAATATTGGCAACATTTCCTGAACCAATAGGGTTTGGAGGAACTCCCATATAATCAAGAAACGCTTTAGCTTGTTGACGTTCTGGTTCATCCCATGCTGCATATTGAATATAAGGAGCAACTATTTCATATTCAGAAGTACCATTTGGTTGATTATTAGTAATAAAAGTTTCCCAATTATCCCATAAAATACGATTCGGTACAAAGAAATAGTGCATAGTAACATCCATTCTGTGCATAACCGGAGCAGTCATGGGAGCAAAACGAATAATACTCTCACATCCTAATTCGATACTATCACCTGGAACTACTTCCAAAGTAAGAATAGGAGTTAATTGTCCCATATTAGTAGACAATTTAACATCATGTGTAAGGTCAAAGAAATTTTTTTTGGGTTTCTTTAACTGAATAGAATTAAAAATATTCTTAGCCATAATTATAAGCGGATTCCACCGCGGGACATGTAATAAGTACGTGAAACTTTTCTCTTGCCGTAACCTTTACGGCCGTAGGACTTACGTCCTTTGTAACCTCTACGATTTCTCATTTTCGTTTTGTTTT